CAAATAACATTCTAATTTGTATTCCTCGTAGGCAGCGCAGTTTCGGCAAGCTCCGCAACGATCTTGGCAGGACATGGTTTCTCTTAAGCGACCCACAAATTGAAGGGGGTTGGATGCTCTACAAGTTTTTTAAAAAAAGTATTTCAATTTTTTTGGGTGTTTGGTTAGGGTTATGGTTGGATTTGGATTAGGGGGTTTTTTTTGCGGTTTTTATATTTACTAATATTATATATTAACATGTCCGCAACACGCCGACGAGGCTTTTCTGAAAGCCCCCGAGTTCAAAAACCAAGCACTTCTCCTCGTCCATCATTTCGTCGTAAGCTCAAAAGAACTAAATCTGAAACAGAAAGAATTTATCGTGCAAATGCTGAATTTATGGCTGATTTTGCGAACATGCTTACTGAATTGAATAACTTGAAAAAATATATTAAAAAGGACCAAAAACAAGATATGAAAGATTTACAAGAAATGGTTAATAATTGGGCAGAACAAGAAAATCCTAATTTGCATTTATTAAAATCAAATATAGAATTTTGGAAAGGTAAATTAGGAGTGCGTGAGGGTGGGAAAAGAAGAAGGATGACTAGAAAAAATAGAAAGATCTCGCTTAGAAGACGTTAAATACACTTTTTATAAATTTTATTTTTTTCGTTTATATATACATATATATATCTATACTTTATATATATATATATGAATTTAGAAAATTTGGCAGATAATTTAAGAACGGATAAAAATACTGTACATTCATATTTACCTCTATATCAACAATTGTTGATAAATAAAAAGGAAACTGCAAAAAATGTATTAGAAGTAGGAATATACAATGGAGGAAGTATAAAATTATGGAGTGATTTTTTTACAAATGCAAAGGTGTATGGATTAGATGTTATGAATGTAAATGATGTTTGGGATGGTATTAAAAATAATGATAAAATTATATTATATACATCTACTGATGCATACAATTATGATTTTTTTAAAAATCAGTTTTTAGATGAAAACATAAAGTTTGATTTTATGTTAGACGATGGACCGCATAGTTTAGAAAGTATGAAACAATTTATAAAATTATACTCGCAAGTAATGACGGACGATGGTATTCTAATAATTGAGGATGTTCAGTCGTGGGATTGGATTGATATACTCAAAAATGAAGTTCCACACCACTTGAAACAGTTTATTAAAGTATATGATTTAAGGCCTAACAAAAATCGTTATGATGATATTGTTTTTACAATTGATAAATCTAATGTTTAAATTTGTGATATATCATTTTGTCAAGAAAAACAGATATAAATATACTACTTATATATTCATATCTTTTTAGTTGTGTTTGTATTTTTATTTGCATTGACTTTGAAAAATGCAAATGTGTACGCCGTTTTATTCTCGGCTATTCATACATGATAAGTACAATAGTAATTTATTATATTTATTACAGGCAACCGGAGGTCAAGGTAAGCCAGGTGGAGAAAACTATGATTGGTGGGCTCTTTTGTTTTTGGGGTTTGGTTTGGGTTTAGGTTTCAGTTGGAAGATTTTGCGTAGGGTGTAGTGCCTTTTTTTATGTGATTGAGGTTCGTTGTTAGAGTTGTTCATTTGCGGTGACAATTGCGACCAAGAGTTCTTCTATGTGTTTGTCAATAAAAAAACCAGGAGGTGGGGTTGGGTCATTTATGTATTCTTGGAGTGTTGGGTAATGATGAACACCTAGATGTTTTTGTATTTGAAAAGATTCGGTTAAAATGCGGCTTAATTGTTGATAAATTTGGCCAAATATTTCTGGGTTTGTTTGAAGATATGGAACAAACTGATCGGCATAAAATGCGATGCGATCCATTTGTCCGATGTTTGTGGGTGGGTTGCCTACAATTTCATAAATATCATTTATTTTTACCATGTTTTTGTTTTATGGGTCTTTGGGTCTTTGGGTTGTTATATTATTATGTCTTTATCTTTCTATATGGTTTTGGTTTTTGTTTTGGTTTTGCGGTTGGGTTATTGTTATGAATTCAATAACTCCTGGTAATATAAGTGGGATACTTCATGCCAGTCTTCGCTTGTCATTGCCGGGTTTAAATATAGGGAAATTGTTTCCATACTTTTTACTATGGGGTTTGTATTTGTATTTATATTTTTATTTGATGGTTGGGGTTGAGATTGGGGTCGTCTGGATTGGTGGTTCTCATGATGAAGTAGATGCATAATTGTGGCAACAATGGAACATAATAATTCGTGAGCATTTTCTATGTCGTCTTTGAATGTTTTATGTATATAATATTTTATATTACCATTGGAAAGAACGGTTGGGGATTCTATTTCTTGATCGTTGGACCACCCAATAATGATACGAAGCTCAAATAATATTTTTAATGCATGACGTAGCTGTAATCCTAAACGATTAAATTTTGAAAATATGAATTGGTTTATTTTTGGATATTGACATATTTTTTGATAAGGTCGGAAATCTTGTAATATTTCGGATATGGATGTGGCTGTGGGCGAGGGCGCGTTTTGTAATTGGTATTTGGTGTTGTTATTCATGTGGGTTTTATGTATTTATAATGTAATTATATATTCTATTTTACAAGAATAAATAATTATTAATTTAAAAAACAAAATTATTGTCTGGGTCTTCTGGTTGATATAATATGTTGGCTGCTTGGCGACGTGTCAATGTTGTTTGGGAATCTTGGGTTGATGCTGTGTCTGGAATGGATGCAATCAATCTATCTACTTCTATGGTAGAGGCCATTTTGGCTAATTCTTGATCATTTTTTGACCACCATATATCGGGCTTTAGATTGGATTCTATACGGGGAATTGTGTATATTTCATTTTTTTGTTGTTTTTTGATTTTTACTTTTTTGTTTTTTTTTGTTTTATTTTTGGTGTTGGTATTGGTATTTGTATTAGCATTGGTATTTGGGTTTTGGAGTTGGGATTCCGGGATGAGTGATTCGGAAGTTGCCAAATTCCATTGAAATAATGCATTTGATATATTATTTATAAAAAACATTCTTTTTCTTTTTTGATCTGGATTTTAAGAGATGGTATTTCTTGTTTTTTTAGAGAAAAAAGTTTTTACGTCCATTTTAATTATTTATTGTTTACTATTTTTATTTACTATTTTTTATTTTTTTTATTTAATATTTAGTTAATATATAATTATGGCTGGCTTAAATTTATGCACCCCTGCGCTAGTTTATTTAGTTCTTGCTATTATTAGTATCTTTACTTCTATTTGGAATAAGGGATTAATGTCTGGTATTGGAATGTTAGTCTTTGCACTTCTTTGGACATGGTTTTTGAACTACTTATGTTCTAAAGGACATTCTGGTATTTCTTGGTTCTTAGTGGCGCTTCCTTTTATTTTTGTTATTATTGCTTTTTTGGTTGCTTTAGAGGCGGCGTCACATCTTGTGAAAAACCCTGCGACTGCTAACGCTGTCAGTAACATGCAAGTTTCTTCGTCATCTCAACAAAAGCAACCCATGATGATGCAGCAGCCGCAATATTCCATGATGTAAAAAATGAAAACTGCAAAATAAAAAAAGACTTTTATTTAATTTAAATTTAATTAAAAATGATTATTATTTCTAAATAGGGATAGTAGTTTTTTGTGTGTTTGGGTTTTGTGTTTGGGTTTTGAGTTTTGTTTTCAATAGTATTCGTCGTCATCGCTGTCGCTGTCGCTTACGTCTGCCCAAGTTAGGGTGCCGTTTTTTAGGCCTCTTGTAATTGCCTTTTCTTTTTCGGCCTTGGTTATGGCTTTTGCTTTTGCCATTACGCTGACTTTTGTTTCAATGGCTGTATCTGCGGCTGCAGATGTTCCAGAAAGCGCATGAGCCCAGTTCATCTGGTGAGCACGAACAGTGATGTTTGCCGATGATAGAGCGGGGTACTCTTCTGTCTCTTGCATATCATCTTCGTTCTCGTCGTCTTCGGCTTCGGCTAATGCAGCAAATATGTTATTTGCCTTTGGTTGCTCTTGTAATGATTTTTGTTTTTGGAGACGTTCCTTTTCCATGGTCTTCAATCGTTCTTGTTCTTTTTGCGCCACTTTCTCACGTTGCTCTCGGTGCTTCTTGTCCTCGGCTAGTTCTGTGCAGAACTTTGGAGTATGACCCATCTCATGACAGTAGCGGCATTCCTGAGCTAAGAGGGTGGGGCATACTACTTTTCCTTGCTTGTCCTTGACGAAGTGCGAATTCACTATAGTGTCTGGTTTGCCCGCGTCCTTGCATACCTTACAAAAGGGGGAGCGAGAGGAAGAGGAAGTGGAAGTTTTCTTGGTTTGATAGGCCGACATGTTGTTATTTAAAAGTTTGAAACTTGTTACTACTACGAGGGTGACTCGTAAGTTGCTTTTCTTTTTTTTAAAAAAAGCATTTCAATTTTTTTAGGAGTGTTGCGGTGCGGTTAGGGTTTTAAAAAAAATTGAATGTTTTTTTTTTGAAAACTTTCAAAAAACTTTTGCTTTTCATCAATTTTAGGCCGGTTTCTGCTTTAAATGGCCACGGGTTTCCCTTTGGCTACTGCTACTGCTTGTATTGTAAATAAGCCTATGGATCGGCCGATGGATCGGCCTATGGATCGGTTTGCATGGTTCTTAGACAAGGCCAAGTGTGACTCCAAACCCCATCAATATTACGGTGTTCAATGGATGGTAGATAACGAGACTCGTGTAGTTGATCCTCTGTTGGGATGTCGTGGCGGTATCTTGGCAGATGAGATGGGTCTTGGAAAAACCATCATGATCATTGGATTGCTCATTTCCAACTTGATTCCGCGGACATTGATTGTGGTTCCGACGGCATTACTGGATCAGTGGTATTCGGAAATTTACCGTACTACGGGACACCGTGCCGTTGTTTTCCACGGATCCACCACAAAGAAAAAGTTAAATTTGGATGCTTTGAATCGTGCATTGATTGTTTTGACCACCTATAGCACTGTTGCGATTTCTTCTGGTAAGGGTAGGGGTAAGGGCAAGCAGGGTAAGAAGAATGATCATGGTATTGGGGGCGCGGAGAAAGATGTTAATGCAGTGCTCCATCAGATTTCCTGGGGACGGGTAGTATTTGACGAGGCCCACCATTTGCGTAATAAGAATCACCGTTGGATGGGTGCCAAACATTTGAATACACCAATTCGTTGGTTGTTGTCGGGGACACCCATTCAAAATCGTCGGCGTGATTTTTACCAATTGTGTGCGGTTCTTGGCTTGCCTGCGAGTTATTACACCAATCGCGAAAATATTTCGGATTTATTACGCCGATTTGTTTTACGCCGAACTAAAAAGGAGGTGGGCATTGCTATTCCGGATGCGCAAATTCATGGATGTGTTGTGCCATGGAATAATGACTGTGAACGGAAACTTTCTGAAGATGTGCATCAAGCACTGCGATTTTCACCGGTCAAGTTGTTATTGCTGATTCGGGCGCGGCAAACATGTATTTATCCGGCGATGTTGCAAAAAAGTCTAGGATACATGGTCCGTAATGCGTTATTGCCACGGGACAACGATTATTTGTCTGCGACAACATCATCCTCCAAGATGGATGCCGTAGTGAAGACGCTTGTGGCACGGCGTGGAAATGGAAATGGAAAACTAGTGTTTTGCCATTTTCGTGAAGAAATGCGGGTCTTGTTTGGAAGATTGCGCGAGGCTGGGATTTTGCGTGTGGATATGTTGGATGGATCGGCGGGTCGGGCAAAGCGGGAGCGGTTATTGACGGAGGAGGTATTGGAAGTGTTGATTTTACAGATTCAGATGGGATGTGAGGGATTGAATTTACAAAAAAATTATAGCGAGGTCTATTTCATTAGTCCAAACTGGAATCCGGCGATGGAGGAACAAGCGATTGGTCGCTGTCATCGTATTGGACAGACTAAGGAGGTTCAGGTTTTTCGTTTTGAGATGGACGCTTTTCATTCGGAACAGGAGGAAAGAAAAGAAAGAGAAGAAGAAAAGATAGGATTACAAGGGATGGGGGTAGATACGTTAGATCAATACTTATATCGTACCCATAATTTGAAAAGAGAAATATGTCAGGAAATCTTGTTGCCTGTTTCTTAGGACTCTTTTAGTATTTAGTTTGTTTTGTAATTTATAAAAATTTTGTTTTTTTTTGGGGGTGGGTGAAGAAGATAATTTTTTAATTTTATCTCTCTCTATGTTATAATTCAATTTTCATATGCCAGCTTATTCTTATAAGAGAAAGAAGATGTTGAATAAAACAAAGAAACAATTTTATGATGTAGAATCTGCGGTAGCGCGTGCAGAAGGAAAACAAAGTTTGTTGCGTTTTGGACATACTGGTCAAGACAAATACAAAGAAGAGCAGAGTGAATATAATTGGTTACATAATATTGGTAAAAAGAATTTACAAAGCATGATTAATAAGCATTATTATAAATATGACTCAAAAAAGGTAAATTTTCCTGCTCATAAACAAAAGAATATTTTGTATCCTGCTTATAAACGATCCACACGTCGTAGAAGAGGATGAAATGTTTTGTTTTGATTTGATTGAGAATTTAGATTTGGATTTGGATTTGAAAGTTTGATAAATCGGATGAAGAGAGAAAAAGTCTTTGAAATATTTGGGGTCTTAATTTTGGACTCCATATATTTTTGGTAAAAGGGTTTTGGCTGATGGGAGCTATTTGGTAAAAGGGTTTTGGCTAATGGGAGCTATTTGGTAAAAGGGTTTTGGCTGATGGGAGCTATTTGGTAAAAGGGTTTTGGCTAATGGGAGCTATTTGGTAAAAGGGTTTTGGCTAATGGGAGCTATTTGGTGAAAGGAGCTTTGGCTAATGGGAGCTATTTGGTAAAAGGGTTTTGGCTGGGAAATAAAGTCTGCAAACTCCCATCCGCGCCCTCTACAATCCACCCCACAATCGCACCCATAGGCAGGCCTCATGCAAATATTTTATATTTTAACAGTCGTCTGTCCTCTAGCTCCCAAACTATAAGAAAGCAGAAATGAGTGACAAAAGCGGAAATGAGTTATAAATTTATGCAACATTTTTCATTATAACAAAAAATAATAATATACTAATATATGTTTAAAAACATTGCAAATTTTAACAATACGCGCGACTATTTGCCCTTATTAAATGCTGTATTAATTACAGATTTGTTCGTCATTTTATTATTGAATACAAGAATGATTCAATCACAAGTATTAAAAAAATGGTATTTACAGTATAATTTGTCCGCAGTTATTGCGGATGTTTTCATTATATTGATTGGGTTAATTATTACAAGAGCAATTTATTATTATGTTTTTCAAACATTTTCCATAGTGAAATTTATTGTATTGGCCGTGATAGTACAGGTTATACACGATATATTGTTTTATATTTTTTTCAGTAATACGCACAGGGGATTCAATAAAATGTTAGATACATTCAAGGATTACGCAAATGAAGTATCTTATAAAGCAATCCTATCAGATAGTGCTATGATGATTCTATCTTGTTTGATTGCTTCTTATCTAGCAAATCAAAGCACTAACACGAATATTATTCTCTTCATTTTTGTTGTCTATTTGGTGCCATATTTCTTATACAATTAAATACATTTTCTGGTTATGTATATTACACAACTTTGAAAAAATGTCTAAAAATCGGTCATAAAATAGTGCCATCTTTTTTCTCTCTATGAAACTGATCCTAGAGAGAAAACCAAATTCAATTTGTAGTTTTTTTATGCAAACTTATATCCTTCTTTCAACACAAATTTTATTGAAATTTCTCTTCAAACTCATCCAAAAATATTTAGGGAAATCCTTTACTGTGAGAGAAAATGTATACACCCAACTGGTAAGCGGGCCTCGTTCATGTCTAGTGCGTTCTCGTTGGTTAAGTTGTATACACCCACCCAACTGGAAAGCCGGCCTCGTTCATGTCAAGTGCGTTCTCGTTGGTTAAGTTGTATACACCCACCCAACTGGAAAGCCGGCCTCGTTCATGTCAATTGTGCTTCGGTACGTTGTGGAAATGTGCGCGTAAAATGGCACACCATATATGCTGCATAAATCAAAACAAAGTTGACCTTGAAATTAAGACGACATCCTTGAATGTAAAACTATCACCATACATCATGTCAGAAAAATAGCGACTGTGTAACTGCCACTATTGTGATATCAACCCTAACCTTGGTTGTTGGTCTTATAAAAGCAGAAATGAGTAACAAAAACGGGAATCGGTGACATAACATTTTGTAAAGAGGACTACTTTTGATTGGAATCCTTCATTGACTGTCTTCTTTTTCTCTCTACGAAGGACAACCGAAGAGAGAAAAAGTTATCGTGTTCTTAGAAAAAAAACTATTTACTATTACAAAACAATCCTATTTCTATTTTTCTAAGTTTTCTTATATTTATTCCTCATCCTCCTCCGACTCAGAAACCAATTCGCAATACTCAATTCCCTGTTTGGATTCGTTCCAAACTCCGATCTCATCCTGAGTCTTCATATCATACAACACATTGTTCGCTGATCTCAGGTATGTCACCCCTTGGAACTCAAACTTCTCCACCGTCACTTCCTCCTCTTCCTCCTCCGTCACATTTACTGGTACCTCAGTATTTGTCTCCTTGCCCGAGGCCTTCTTAGCTTCCTTGGCGGCCTTGGCTGCCTCCTTCGCAGCAAGCTTCTCCGCCTCCTTGGCCGCCTTGACCGCCTGTTTTTCGGCTTCCTTGGCTTCCTTGGCCGCCTGTTTTTCGGCTTCCTTGGCTGCCTTGGCTGCCTCTTTTTCGGCTTCCTTGGCTGCCTTGGCTGCCTCTTTTTCGGCTTCCTTGGCTGCCTTGGCTGCCTGCTTCTCGGCCTCCTTGGCTGCCTTGGCTGCTTCCTTGGCGGCTAACTTCTCGGCCTTCTTTGCCTCCTTTGCCGACGCCTTGGAAGATGTCACTGAAACTTCTTCATTCTCCGACTCCGACAGATCGCTTACCTCTTCTGTCGCTGTCGTCGTCGGTCCTGGAACCGCCATCTTTGCCTCTTCTACCAGACACGCAAACAGGTCCTCCGTCGGCGCAACCTCAATTGCCTTTGCCGCCTTCTTTGGACGTCCGCGTTTCTTTGTCGCACTATTCTGGCTTGGTTCGCTTTCCGTATCTGACGTAATCGCTGCCGATTTCTTCTTCGGACGACCACGTTTACTCTCCTTCTTCTCCTCCGTTCCCAAATGGTTCATTGCCTGGAAGGCCTCAGTCAAACCTAGACGGTTCACTTCCGCCATCACCTCTTCTTCGTTGATTTTTAGTTTCTTCATTACCTTTCCATATCCCACTGGCGCTCGTCCCTTTGGATCACGCCACATCTCTCCCTCCTCCATACGACGCTGGATGTTTCCTGTATCCGGCTCACCGTTCTCATTCTTCACCGCCTGTTTACCACATGCGTTGCAATAAATGCTCTCCTTCTTGCACTTATTCTCGCATTGGGTGTACAGTCCATGATTCCTCTTTACCCCCTTGCACAACTCTTCCTTCACTTGTCCGCAAAATGGCAACGGAATCTTACTCTTCATCTCTTTTTCTTTTTTTTGTTTTTTCTCTACCTTCACCTCCATCATCCCCACACGGCTAATCGCCTCCTCGGCCGAAAAACCATATAGCGATGCACATTCACGAATGCTTTGGCATGCGATCTCCTTTGCCATTGCCTCCACATTCTTCATCGTCTTGGCGGATACGGACATCATTCTTTTTACTTGAAATAAGGGCAATTGATTGCTTTTGGGGCTGGGAAGCCATGTCTTTTCTTCTTTTCCAAAAAAGTTTTTCAATTTTTTTTTTCTTACGCTTTTTTTTCTACTTACTAAAAAAATTTTTTACGATCCCTAACCGCACCGCAACGGTATCCCTAACCACACCGCAACGGTATCCCTAACCGCACCGCAACGGTATCCCTAACCACACCGCAACGGTATCCCTAACCGCACCGCAACGGTATCCCTAACCGCACCCTGACGGAGACCTAACTGCACCGCAAAAGTATTCCTAACCACACCGCAACGGTATCCCTAACTGCACCGCAAAAGTATTCCTAACCACACCGCAACGGTATCCCTAACTGCACCGCAAC